ACAAATCTGCATTTATGAAAACTGTTAACAAAGAAACTCCAGAAAAAATTGTATCTTCTATATTTAGACCGCAATCAGCTGCAGACATTAATTATTTAAAAAATACTTTGAAGCCAGAAACTTTTAAAAAAGTGCAAGAAAATGCTATGGGTCAATTACTTACAGATGCTGTAAGTGTTGGTACTTTAAAATCTACAGCTAAACTTTCAGACATATTTAAACCAAATCAATTTAGAAATGCTCTTGAATCTTACGGAGATGAAACTCTTGAGGCTATGTTTGGCAAAGACCAATTACTTGGATTTAAAGCATTTCAACAATCATTAGATTTACAAGTTGGTCCTAAAGGAATGGGACAGGCTGGTGGTATTGTTGCTGGAGCTATAGGTGCGCAAGTTATGAACATTTCACTTATGCCTACAATTGTAGGATTAAAAATATTTGCAAACGTTATGGCCAATCCAAGAATTGTTAGACTTATGGCAAGAACAGACAAAAGCTCAACGATGATTGTTATAGATGCTTTTGAAAAAGCAACAAGACTTACATTTGCTCAAAGTTTACAAGAACAAGCAGGACAGACAGAATCTAGAATTATGCAAGAACTTAGAAAACAAATAGAATCACCAGACAATCAAGCTGCTGCAGAAGAATTAAGAGGACAGGTGGAACAAATAGCAAAACCTATTGCAAATGCTGTACCAGAACTACCAGATATGCTTCCTGTAAATTTAGGCGCTCAAAATAATCAAGCACCTATTAGCAGAAGTTTGTTAGGTGGAAATCCAGCTAACGAAGATATAGCTCAAAGCCTAGGCAGGATGATTTAGTCCTCAAAGAACTCTGGGTCGATTGCGACAATACGTTTAGTTGGTCTACCTGTTGTTTTTAACTTAACATCTTTCTCTTGGATTTCTCCAGAGTTCTTAAGTCTCTCTATGATCTCTTTAACCTCGTATGACTTCATACTTCTAAATATTTCACGTCTATCTATATCACGCTTACTAATACCTATATCACCTTGAGACCTAATAAAGCTTAGTACCTGTTTGATCTTGCCTTCTGTCTCAGAACCAGCAACCTTATCTTCACAGTTATCTACAAGTAATTGGTCGTAGTAATACACATAATCAATAGCCCACTTAGTTATATCGCCTCTAATAATAGTAGTCTTAGGGTCGTCAGCTAAAGCACAGATCAAGGCCAGTCTAATAGACTTCTCTCTAGTTCTAGACAGTAGCACCTCTAAGCCATCCTTCTCTAATATGTCTTGTTCTTCTATTAGTTTGTAAGCAAGTGTAGTTAGTAACTCTTTACTTTCATTATCAAAAGTAAGTACGCGCTGTTTAAAGTCCATCTCTGAATTGTTCTTAGCAAGCTCTTCCATTTCATTGTTAGTCTCTCTCATCTTTCTAACCCACTCACATACATTATGAGGTGGCTCAATAAACGGAACCATCTTACCAACAACTCTTGGGAGCTTAGACTCAACAACTAAAAACCTATTTAAAAAGCCGTCTACAATTCTTCCTGTAGATAAAGCGCCGTAAAAGTTCTTTGGCACACTCATACCCATTAGTGTTATTGATGGCTTAATGGTTGATCTATCCATAGCTTCTTGCTGTTGTTTGCTAGACATATTCATAAGCGAATAGTTATCTGGTCTGATAGTGCCATGACAACGACCCCATGCTTCCATGAGAACCTGCAGGGCGTCTTCTTTATTAGAGTTAGATGACTTAGCTATACTCTCTAATCTTTTACCAAACTCATCCATTACAGTGATATGCGTTGGTTTATGACGTAGCAAACTATAGACAGCACCACTTGATGTATAACCATCTCCAGCTAGAAGATCGACATGGCCAGAAGCATCTAAGATAGATTCAATGACAGTCTTGGTATTCTCTTTACCCTGTCCAGATTTAGCGATACACATAAAATATAAAGATGAAAAGTTATTCATATCTGATTTATACATACGACCTGCAACAACAGAACCTAGTCCTAAAGCTGATTGCAAGCTAAGTGCTGGCTGAGGTATCTGAGCTATCTTCTCTGAGTATTCGTAGATATCTTTAAGAATACCTGGAGGAGAATATAGATTAGCTGGTTGCTTTATAACTCTATTCTTAGAAGTATAGGCTGGGGCAGCTTGGTTCTTACGCTCATGCGTCTTCATAATAGAGTTAACTGTTGTAGCTATCTCTGAGTCAGATAAAGGTGGTTTGTTACTTCTATTCCAAGACTGTAAAAAGAACTGCGCAAAGTCTACGTTTAATCCTTTGGCAATCAAATAGCCTGCTAACCTAGCTGCGGTGTCGTTACGACTTCCCTCTGCTGCTGCTTCAAGAGATAGAGGTGTTGATATAGGTTGGCCATTTATCTTGTCTGCGCCTGTTACCTTAATCCAATCTGCACGGGTAAAATCTGGTAGATCACCTGTATCGTGTAGCTTCCAATCTGGTATTGTCTGAGGTTCATAAATGACGCCAGTAGCATGAATATTGTAGGGTGCAATAATCAAACCACCGACGCCCCTTATATCAATAAGCTTGTCTGGGTCATAATCTGCGACCCTTCGAGCGACATAAGTTGTAAAATTTTCTGGATTGTTATAGTAATAGTGCATACCTTTACCAGTAGCTACCTTTAGAGGGGTAACAGGTAAATTATTAGCAGCCCATATAACTGCCTCTGGGGTATCTGCATCTATAACAAGGAACTTACCAGTTACCAAGGCTACGACTAAATCGTCACGACCTTTAAACCATCTTGTTATTTCTTCTGTTGTTGGTTGTTCGTTCTTAAATCTCTGCCAACTACCAAGTTCTCTAGGCGGAACTTTGTTGTGACGAAGGAGTGGAACTACACTAAAGCCTGATTCTGCATAGGCAAGCGCTAAATCCAACGCAGAGTCTTCTGCTGTTGCTTTGACGTTGAACACTTCTGTTATTCTTCAAATGTAGTTTCAAGTGATCCATAGATAGATTCAAAGTCTAGCTTGCCATCTGCTGCTTTGATAATCTTCTTAGCCTGTTTTATAGAAGGTTGACGCCTTCCATATCTCCAAGATGATGCTGTTGATTCTGAGCATTCAAATAATTTTGCTGCTCCCGCGTTGCCTATATAGGCTATATAATCTTTTAAACTTATACGTTTCACTTCTCTCTCCTTGTATTCTGGTTCTAGTTTGTTATTGTACAAAGGTTCTAATTCTTTATTGCACAACTCCTTGAGCCTGTATAGATAATTTACTTTCCATTGATTCTTATTGACTTCACTCATTGTTCTTTTTGTAATAAATTTATTTTGAACTAAAAGTATACAGACGAAAATTTGTTCTGTATACTAATATTTTATCTTTAGGAGAAAGTAAAATGAGCGATATTATAAGTCGTATAAAAAGTCCCAGTGATTTAGTCGAATTGCAGGGCGCTAAACTTTTGGTTTATGGTGTTTCAGGAGTTGGTAAAACATCTCTTTGTCAGACTGTTCCAGGAAAAACTCTTGTTGTTAGTATGGAAGCTGGACTTCTATCTATTAAGGACGCTACTAATGTGACTGCTATTGAAGTCAAAGAAGCTGCTGAGATAGAAGAGATTGCACAGCTACTAGAAAGTGGCACGTTAGACTACGATACTGTTTGTTTAGACAGCGTGACAGAAATGTCAGAGATTGTTTTAGCAAATGAGTTAAAGAAAAGTAAAGACCCTAGAAAAGCGTACGGAGAAGTTATTCAGATAATGACTAAAACTATGCGTAGATTTAGAGACTTACCTATTCATGTTGTGTTTATTGCTAAACAGCAAGAAGTACGAGATGACGCAACAGGTTCGTTGCACTATCAGCCAATGATGGTTGGTACTAAACTGCCTACACAAATTCCTTATTTCTTTGATGAAGTCTTATGTTTAAGAACATTTGATGTTGAAGATGATAAGGGAAAGAAGTCAACCGAACGTTGGTTGCAAACAAATCTTGGCGCTAATTATATCGCTAAGGACAGGAGTGGAAAGTTAGATACCCTTGAGGAACCTAACTTGACGCATATTATTAACAAGTTAGGATTTAAAGGAGAAGCTAATGTCTGACTTTGATGGAATTGATTTTACAAACGTAGAATCTGAGCGAGAGGAATCATCCTCTTTTATACCGAAAGGTGATTATAATTGTATTATTAGTGAATGCGTACCACACGTATCTGCTTCTGGTAACAAGAGCATCAAGCTAGTAGTTAAGGTTCATAACGAACCTAAATTTAATGGTTGGATGATTAGAAAATACTTTAGTCTTTGGTACACGAATGACGACAGCGAGAAACAAGAGTTGGTTAGAGGCTATGCAGCTTCAGACTTTAAACGTTTGTTAAATGCTTGTGGTCTTCAAACACCACCAGAAGATGCGAATAAGTTAGAGGGTAAAGTAATGGTCTGTACTATTTCTGAAAAAGATAATAGTGAGAACGAGAACCCTGCATATAGAGAGACATCTAACGAAGTTGTGGCGTTTAGAACTCCTAAAGGTGATGGCATAGCTCCTCTGAAGAAAGCTGATGTACCACCAAGCATGGCCCAAGAAGATAGCGGAGAATCTTCTAAGCCGTCTTTATAGAATAATAGGCTCCGCTAGGGGTCTTCAGGGTGAAATGTACTCCATAAAAATACACCTCACATCCCAACCTAGCACCTTTTAGGAGATATTATGAATTGTTGGTCTTGTAAAGAAAAACTTATCTGGGGCGGCGATCATACAGGAGAAGATTATGGCAATGAGGATTATGAAATTGTAACTAATCTATCTTGCCCCAAATGTGATGCCTTAGTAATGGTATATCATCAACCAGTAGAAAAGAAATGAAACCACAGTCAGCAAAACAAAAAGGTCGTAAACTCCAACAATGGGTTAGAGACAAACTTATAGAATTATTAGACATACACCCAGAGAATGTTAAATCAACATCTATGGGAGCTGGTGGAGAAGATGTTATTCTCTCTAAAGAAGCGAGAGATGCTTTTCCTTACTCTATTGAGTGTAAGAACCAGGAAGCTTTAAATATATGGAAGGCTTACGATCAAGCATCTGCAAACTGCGGAGTGCATCAACCGTTAGTTATTATTAAAAGGAATAGGTCTAAGACTCTAGCTGTTGTAGAGGCCGAGTATTTTATTAATCTTCATAAAGACTAATTAGTTTCTATTGCTTTTTGTGTTTTATAATGGTTTCTACTAGTCTATTGTGGTACCAACCCGCTTTAAGTAGGCCTTCTAGATCATCTTTCTTTTCATACCGCCACATGTACTTTAATATGTTACCTTTACAGTAACCTTTGAAAGCTTCTGGAGTCATACTGGCTTCTATTGCATCAATACATTCTATGTCGCCATCTTTATAATGATTTGGATTTACTGGGTCATTCATGTCTTGTCCTTGTACTCTTCTCGTAGTTCTGGAAACTCAGATAGGTAGCGAGTCAGTATATGTTTGTTCTCTCCATTCTCTAACAGCAGGGTTAGCATATCTCTGAGGGCCATCATATTATCTAGATCAATATCTCTTTTGATCTCAGCTATGATTTCATTAATGAGTTCATTCATTTGGTTTATAGTCCTCTGTTTGTTCTATTATCATATTTGCCATATCATCAAACGTGACCAACTCTCTGCTGCTCATAGACTCTACATATTTTCCTGATTCCAACCATTTAGGATTGAATCCAATCTTTGCAAGTTTAATTTTGAGCTTATTTTCAAAATCTTTTATTGATCTGTCTGTCATTTTCTTATCCTATAGCTTTTTTTATAAGAACATATTTACCTTTCACGTTTTCATATCCACGTTTTTTCAAACTTTTGATAAAATTTCTAAATTTTCTTTGACTGTCAAAAATCCTGTGTGCAAAAATGTTTTCACCATCCTTGGAGTCAATGTCCCAAAAGTTCACCACATATTTGTGTACACCAATATCTTTTGTAATATGAAATATCTTTTTAATCATTTCTTTTTCCTCATTAGCTTTTCCTCAGTCCTTCGTAGTGACCATTCTAAGAATCTGCTGATTAATTTACTTATGTA